CTTTAATAGAAACCAATAATAATGGCAACAGCTCAAGTTAATCAGAAAGTGTTTGTTTCTCCTGGAGTGTATACTTCAGAAACAGACTTGTCTTTTGTGGCACAGAGTGTGGGTGTTACAACATTGGGTTTGGTAGGTGAGACCATCAAGGGTCCTGCTTTCGAACCAATTTTTATAACAAACTACGACGAATTTCAGGCATTTTTCGGTGGTACTGAACCAACTAAATTTCAAGGAACTCAGATTCCAAAATATGAGGCGGCTTACATAGCAAAATCATATCTTCAACAGTCTAACCAACTTTTTGTCACTAGGATATTGGGTTTGTCAGGTTACGATGCTGGTCCTTCTTGGACAATAACTGCTAAAGCAAACGTTGACCCTTCCACTATTAATTTTTCAAGTATTGGTGGTACTCCTTGGACTTGTACTTTTACGGGTAATGCAACTGGAAATACTATTGAACTAACAGGTTCATTACCTGCTGAGGTTCAATCTCTTTTGAATGTTCAATACAGATTGAACGATGGTTCTGTGTCTACTTTCAATCAAGACTTTTCTATTTACTTAGGTCAGTTTTTAGATACACCAGCATCAACAGCAACAACCGCAATAGTTTATGGCTCAATTCTTGATACTGATTATGATAGTTTATCAGGTTCTTACACAAACTTAACAAATGTCTTTGGTGTGAATTCTATGGACTTTACATTAAATGACTTATCAAACTCTGAAAATTATCCTTGGTTATATGCTAACTTCGATGATTATTCGGGAGACAACTATTCAGGTTTTTCATTTGATTATGTTGTAAGTTCTTTGACCGATGATGGTGGTTCTAATTTTACAGGAACTATCTCAGGAAATGTTTATAACTACTCAGGTACAGCTTACGAGGATTACAATAATTTAGTTTTAGCGACTCTTCGTTCAAGAGGTATTTCTTTATATGATTCATCAAATCACGGTCCACAATATCAGGTTACTGGTACTTCAGACGTTACGATGGTTTGTACTGGTTCATATTCAGGTGTTAGTAGCGACCCTTATGGAACATTCCTAATTTCGGGTGTTACGGTTGATTCCGATACATTCTCATTCGAGACTTCTTTTTCTTCTACAAGTAGCAAGTATATGACAAAAGTGTTTGGTGTGTCTAATTTTGACAAATCAAGATTTGAAGTTCCTTTATTTGTTGAGGAAATCTATCCTGTTGAAATGAATGAATTATACGACAAGGGATATATTAAAGGATTGAATTGCACGATGGTTGATTTACCAGCAGCAGTATCTTTCAATTCTGATTCAATCGCTTGGAATTTGGAAAAATATCAAAGTCCTATTACTCCTTTCTTGGTTTCTGAATTAAGAGGTAATAAGGTATACAAACTTTTCAGATTCATGTCTATCTCTGATGGAACAAATGCAAATACAGAAATAAAAGTATCCATTGCAAACATTTCTTTCTCAAACTTGTCGTTCGACGTGTTAGTTAGAAGTTTCTTTGATACTGACCAAAATCCGGTTGTCATAGAAAAATTCACAAATTGTACTATGGACCCAGCATCAAATAGTTTCATCGGTAAAAAGATTGGTTCATTTGATGGTGAATATCCTTTGGTTTCAAAATATATCATGGTAGAAGTTTCGGCTGAAGCCCCAATAGATGCATTACCTTGTGGTTTCTACGGTTATGACCAAAGAATATATGATTCAACAGTAAACAAATCTCCAATTCCAATTTATAAAACAAAGTATGATTTCCCTGGTGAAGTAATTTATAACCCACCATTTGGTATTTCAGCTTTCGGTGCATCAATTGATGAATCTAACGGAGATAATGTTAGAAGAACTTATTTAGGATTCTCAACCAAAATTGGTACTGACGTTTCTTTCTTACAATATAAAGGTAAAAGAAATCCTTCAGCAGCTACTTGGGGAGTTGCAACAGATTCTGACCCATGGAATTACCTAACACAAGGTTTCCACATGGACTCAGGTGCAACAGTTGTGACTATCGGTCCTGAATATGTTACTAGTGGTGAAACAGCATTTGCTTGTGGAGATGCGGAATTCAGAGCAGAACCTGACACACAAGAAAATCCTTATTATTTCATTTACTCAAGGAAATTTACTGTATGTTTCGCAGGTGGTTTTGATGGTTGGGATATATACAGAGAATATCGTACAAACGAAGACAGATATAGATTGGGAGCTTCAGGTTATTTAGCGGGAGCTGCACCTTCTTCAAGGTACCCAACAGCAACAGGTGAAGGTATGTTCAAGAGAATAATGGTTGAGAAGAATACTCAAGACTTTGCAAATACTGACTACTACGCATATCTTCTCGGTATTTTGACTTTCTCTAATCCTGAATCTACAAATATAAATGTATTCGCAACATCAAGTATCGATTATGTTAATAATCCGAAACTTGTGGAAGAGTCAATCAACATGATTCAATTCTCAAGAGCTGACTCGGTTTACATTTGTACTACACCTGACTATCCAATGTATACAACAGAAGCGAACAATCCTGACTTAATTATTTATCCACAGGAAGCTGTGGATAATTTAGATAACACAGGAATTGATTCAAACTACACAGCAACTTACTACCCTTGGATTCTTGTTAGAGATACAGTAAATAATACACAAATTTATCTTCCACCAACAGGTGAAGTTTGTAGAAACTTAGCATTAACAGATAATATTGCATTTCCTTGGTTCGCATCAGCGGGTTATACAAGAGGTCTTGTAAATTCTGTTAAAGCAAGAGTTAAACTAACTCAAGAAGATAGAGATACTTTATATCAAGGTAGAATTAACCCTATCGCAACTTTCTCTGATGTTGGAACTGTAATTTGGGGTAATAAAACTCTCCAAGTCGCTGACTCAGCTCTTAACAGATTGAATGTAAGAAGACTTTTACTTCAGGCTCGTAAGTTGATTTCAGCAGTTGCAGTTAGACTTTTGTTCGAACAAAACGACCAAATTGTAAGACAACAATTCTTAGATAGTGTAAACCCAATATTGGATTCAATCAGAAGAGACAGAGGTTTATATGATTTCCGTGTAACAGTATCTTCATCACCTGAGGATTTGGATAGAAACACTCTTACAGGTAGAATTTATCTGAAACCTACGAAGGCACTCGAATTCATCGAAATAGAATTCTTTATCACTCCAACAGGAGCTTCGTTTGAAAACATATAAGTTCAATCAAACAAAATCAAAACCCCTCTTAATTGAGGGGTTTTTTGTTTATTTATATGAAATTCATTAACTTCGAGTCTGAAATAATTAAAAATTTTAATATTTATATTACATGATTAGGATAATTAGAGAAGGTTTCAAAGACGACACAACCCCAAATATGAAGTATTATGCTTTTGATTGGGATGACAACATTGTTCACATGCCTACAAAAATTATGGTTTTGAGTTCAGATGGTGAGGAAATTGGAATGAGTACTGAAGATTTTGCTAAGTACCGTGGAATGATAGGTGTAGAACCTTTTGATTATAATGGTGTAAGTATTACAGGTTACTCTGAAGACCCTTTCAGATTTTTCAGAACAGGTGGAGACAAACAATTTATTATTGATGCTCTTAATGCAAAACCAGGACCAGCATTCGAAGATTTCAAAGAATCAATCAATAATGGTTCAATATTTTCAATAATAACGGCTAGAGGTCATAATCCCGAAACACTCAAACAAGCGGTTTACAATTATATTATTTCAGGGTTTGGTGGGATAGATAAAAACCAATTAATAAAAAACCTTCGTAAATATAGGTCTTTTGTGGGTGAAGAAGAAATGTCCGACCAAGAATTGATTAAAACATATTTGTCGTTAAACAAATATTTCCCCGTTTCTTTTGGTTCTGAGTCAAGTCCCGCATCTCCTGAAGAACTTAAAATAATTGCGATGGATGATTTTGTGGATTATATAAAGGGAATGGCAGCACTTCTTAATAAGAAAGCATATCTAAAAAAAGATTTAGGTAATGAATTTGTACCTAGTAAACCTATGATTGGATTTTCAGATGATGATGTAAGAAATGTTAAAGCAATGAAAAAACATTATGAAGATAAACCAGAAAAACTAGTTAAAACATTTTATACTGGAACTGGTAATAAAGAAGAATATAAATAAATGTATTTTTTAATTATTACAAAGTAAATAGAAATATTTTTGAACACCATATATTTATATCATATAAACAAAAAAAAGTAAAAAAAATTTATCATGGCTGACTTACTAATGAAAATGCCAATACCCTACGAACCGAAACGTCAAAACCGTTTCATCTTGAGGTTTCCTTCAAGTTTGGGTATCAATGAATGGTTTGTAGAAAGTACTGCTAGACCACATATACAAATCGGTGCTACTGAAATTCCGTTTCTTAATACATCAGTATGGGTTGCTGGAAGATTCAACTGGCAAACACTTAACGTAACTTTCAGAGACCCAATTGGTCCTTCAGCATCACAAGCGTTGATGGAGTGGGTTCGTTTACATGCGGAATCTGTAACAGGTCGTATGGGTTATGCTGCAGGTTACAAAAAAGATGTGGACTTGGAGATGTTAGACCCAACAGGAGTTGTTGTAGAAAAGTGGATTCTGTACGGAACATTCCTAACAGACGTAAACTTCAATTCTCTTGCATATAACCAAGATGCTTTGGCAACTATTACGGCTACGATGAGAATGGACCGTTGTGTGTTAGTTTACTAATATTATTTATTAAAAATAAATTTTTAATATATTTAACCCTAAAGACATAAACTTTAGGGTTAATTTTTTTATATGGATGACCAATCAAGACAATAC